CTCAATACGACGCAATGAAGCCTCGCGGAAGCGGCCGTAGCCACCGAGCCAGTACCAACCAATTGGCATCAAGCGCATGAGCAAGTCGGTCACGTTGCCGCGAACAACCTTTGGCATTGCGCCGTTTCCATCCTGTGTGCTGAACGCCTTAGCAAGAGCCTGACGACCCATGATAAGAGTTGCATACGAGTCACCCGTACCAGCTGCTCCAGCGCCGTTGAAAGCGTTTTCGAAGATTGGTGCGCGTGGGGTCTCAATGAATCGTACCGATTCGAAGAGGCCGATTTCGCCGTTGTAGATCCCGGTTGGGTCAACGTAGTTAGCTGGCGTACGCCATGCTGATGCGTCGGTTGCCGAACGGAAGTCGTACGAAACGTCTGGGTGGATGAAGCCGATGTACGAACCATTGAAGGTTGGAACGTTGGCCTTACGCAATGCAGCTACCTGCTTGCGAATGTCGTTTGCTACCAGCAAGTCGTCAACAGCCATGCCAACGCGTGATGAAGGAGCCGAAGCACCACCAGTTGCGTAAGCTACGTTGTCGCCTGCAGCAAGAACTGCTGACACAACTTTGTCTAGTGAGTCACCGGCGTTGTAGCCGATTACGTTTGCTGCTGCAGCGTCTACGTCCAAGAACGCTGTGCCACGGAGCTTAGCTGTGGTTACAACGGCGTTGCCGTATTCTGCAAGGGTGACGGTCTTCTGGCTGTCCGAAAGGGCAGTAGGAGTTACGTCGGTCACTTCGTTCAACGTGCTGGTCGCTGCTGCGATGTCGTTGAAGATAGTGAAGGTTACAGCGCTTCCAGGCATTGCCTGTGCTACTGGTTGTACGTCAGCTGCCTGGTCGAACAAAAGCTCTGAACGCAATGCGAAGTATGCAAGACGGTCAAACGCAATTTGATCTACGGACAGTGACGAGGTTGTTGTTTCGCCTGCCATGTTATTAGTTCCTTAATTGAGTTAGATGATGTTGGTTTGGTTGGCTCGCGCCTGGGCCAGTAATTCCATCACTTCTCGTTCAGATTTGGCGTTTGAGATTCGTGAAGCAAAGTCAACTTCTGGCTCACCTACATCGCCTACTCGCGCTGCGTTCCCCATTCGGTTCCACGCCTGCTGTTCTGCTGGCGCTACCTGCTGAGGTGCTGGTGCACTTTGCGGTGTGAGATTAAGTTTGGAAGCTGCAGACTTGATGGCTTCAGCAGAGATTTCACCGTCGTAGCCTTTGACGAAGTATTCAGCTACCGGGCTTGACAGGTCTACGCCTGCTTCCACGAAAGCTAACTTCCTCTTGGCTGCTTCAGCATCTGCTTTCAGCTGTCGAAGTTCTTTGTTCTCTTGTTCCAGTTTCTTCAGGTGTGACCTGACTGGATCTCGAGGTTGCTGCACTTGGTCTTGAACGTCCTCTTCTTCATAGAAGCCTTGTTCTGACATGACCCACTCCTTCTGCCCACGCTTGGTTGGAGGAACCAAACGGCTGCTTAACTTAATTCACCCCTAAGTGCACATTGAAACCGGGGGGTTTTCCAATGGTTAGTTCCTAGTGGAACTGTTAAAACTATATCACACGCTTCCTAAACCGGACTGAATTGCTCCACCAACTTGACGTTGTGTGAAGGATCCACCACCGGAAAGTCCAGCAACTTTCTGTCGCTTGAGTTCATCAAGTCTGCGCTTTGCTTCTGCATCTGTGTTGAGTGCAGCGCCAGCAATTTGTTCTTGGGTTAGACCAGCTTCTGTTTCTGCTGCACGACGAAGCTCACGCATCCCGGCAACGCTTTCGAACCCTGCTGTTTGTTGTGCCTGGGTTACTCCACGACGAGCTACGTCTTCAGCAAACTGCCTACCAACTGTTAGTCCAGCTTGACGTTCGGCCTGAGCTGCAGTCAATGCTGCCTGTGCCTGGATCTTGTACTCACCAGAAGTCATCATTGGGCGAGCCTTCTCTGGGTCAATAAAGTAAGCAAGGATGTCACCATCGCTAAGCCCGTACATTGTCTTCAGCTTTTCAGTAACGTCAGCAGGAGCGTCCTTGACTACACGGTAAGCGTCACGAAGCCTGTTGTTTAGTTCGTTTACAGATACGTCACCGCCAATCAACTTGTTTAGCTGGTCGCTGTCAGAGTAGAAACCCTGAGGTAGACCGTTAAACGACATTACGTTCTTGTACTCCTGCTCCATGGACAGGTAGGTGGATGGCAACAGTTCCGGCAAGCCCTTGGCCTTACGGATCTCGTTGGCTGCAAACCGCTGCTTGTATGCAGGTTCCTCTTTCAGAGAATAAATGAATGCATCAGAGTTGCCTGGGTCAACCTCACCACGAGTGTACTTAGTCCAGATTGCGTCATACAAACTCTCAAGACCATACGACGCCAAACCTGTACGTAGAATCTCACGCGCGGTACCGGCATTAGGAACGCCAGACGTATCAAATTCAATACCGCTTCCCTCTAATCCGGTATAGCCAGAATTAGCTTGACGAAGAGCATTGTTAAGAGCGTCGGCTGCCTGCTGTGCGGTAATGGTCCCAGCCTGGAAGCCAGAGTAGATTCCGTCAATATAGGTTTGTCCAGCTCCAGTAATCCGTGATCCAACCTGTGAATAAAGATTGCTGATTTCTTCAGGCGTTGCCATTACTGAACCTTCCCGAATGCCTTGGCCATGGACATAACCATTGCCCTAGCGTCGTTCTTTGCTTGAGATGTCTTGTCATAACCGTACTTGGGATCTGACTTAAGGGTTTCCATCCACTCGCTTAGGTTCATGGACGGTTTGTCTTTTGTGCCAAATGCAATGCTGTACTTTGGGTCATTGAAGTCAATTGAATCTGGCGCAACTTCGAGCACTCGTGAGGCTAGGTCTCGGTATGGGGAAAAGATTTCTTGTAGGGTTAGACCTGCATCAAGTTGTGGGGAAAGCTGGAAGTGTGCAGCCTTGGCTAAAGCAATTCCTTTTTTCTTGAAACTGTCAGCTGTAAGTAGTTCTCCGCCGTACTCTTTACCTTGGATTGCTGCAAGGATCTGATCGTCAAGATCTGCTGGCTTGTAGCCGTAAGCATCTGCAACCTTCTTCAACGCAGCAGCGTCAGCGCTTTCTAGTAGATCCTGTTTACCGCGACCACGAGAACCTACAACCGTGTTGATGTACTGAGATGCGGCAATTCCAGCAAGACCACGACGGCTTACTGTTGCAGCAATGCTATCTAGTTCAATCTTTGTTAGACCAAGATCCCCGTACTCAGATGCAATCTTGACACGGTTGTTCTGAACCCTGTCCATTCGCTCACCCTCGGTGAGTGCGTCAAATACTTTGGCTGCATTAGACGTTTCGTTGTAGTACTTGGTTGCATATACCTTTGCGTCAAACGCCTCGATACCAGCTTGGGTTGTGAAGTCATATTGCTTTGGGTTGTTTGCAACATCAAGAATCAAGTCAATGATGTCGTCTCCAAATACGTTGCGGGCCTCTGCTTCTCTTGGACCACCGTCAAGTATCTTTGCAAACTGTGGATACTTGGCAATGAACGTTGCCTTCCAGTCCTTCTTTGGTGCTGCTGGTTGTTTATCTTCTTTCTTGCTTGCCATTATTGACCACCAAGTAGTGCGAAGATTCTTGTCATAGCGCTTCCAGCAGCGTTAGCCGCAAACTCACCAGGAGCTGCTTTTTCTGCCTGTGACCTAGCTGCAACACCAAGAGATGTTGGGTCCATTGAACCACCAGAAGCACGCGAGCGTTCTGCCTGCTGAATACTTAGGGCTGCCTGTCGAGCTTCTGCCGGAGTCGGAGGACGCTTAAGAACCCTAAAGAATTCCTCACGTACTGCATCCATTGCGTCTTCTGTGGACACAACGCTATAGCTAGGACCGCCACCGCCACCTGCTATAGATATTTGACCAGATGCGACACCCGCTGCGACAGCACGCCACGTACGTTTTTGTCGAACAGAAAAGTCAAGAAGTCCCTGTACAGCCCGCTGATCGCTAGCATCTAATCCGGTACCAGCAAGCATTGCTGCGCTTGGCTTTGAACCGTAGAACAATCCAAGCTTTTGTGCTGTGGCGATCATGGTCTGCCGCTCTGCTGCAGTCTTGACACCAAAGAACTCAGACGCAATATCAGAACCGTCTGCGCTGTAGGTTCCTCCGGATAGGTGTCCATCTTCTGTGATTAGCTGTGGTCCATAATAAGTCCAGGTGTTTTGCCCGGTTCGTATCAGGGTGTTCTTCCCCTTGAAGGATGGATCAATCAGCTCGTCCAGAGAGGCGTTGTTAAAGTCATTCTTGTCTGGGATAATTGGAACTGGTGGAGCTATCTTTGTTCCAGTAGTTGCAGTTGTCTTCGGAATTACGCCGCCAGTTCCGAGTCCGTCATCTTGTTTTTCAACAAGACCTTTATCTGCAAGCATTTCAGAAGATGATTTGCCCGTGCCCTGATCTTCAGTATTTTTATTTGTGTACCTAGGCATTAGTCCTCAACCTCTTGGATAAGCAATCGTTGCCAGATTCTATCAAATTGTGGGTTTTCCTGAGCAAGCTTGTTTCCGTAGTTGTACATGTACATCCTCGAAGGAGTTGCTTTCTTTGACTCAAACGATTTACCACCAGCTTGAGCCAAGTAGATTTCTCGCGTGTTCAGGTACTCCCGCAACACAGAGGTTATTGGGTTGTCCTGCACTCGCGAGTCCTCAACAAGCTTGCCAAGTTTGTCAATCTGGTTGGGGAATTGACCAACCTCGAACTGTGAGTACCTAGGGAATCCTGGATATTCTTGGTTTAACAAAGCGCGGTAAGCATCTAGCCTTATACTCTGAGCTTCATTAGGGAATGGCCCGAACATCTTGCGAGCAGCACGAAATTTAGATGAACCAATGCGGTTTTGTGCGCTCTTGATCAATTCGTCATCCGTAAGCTTTATTCGTTTGCCTTGCTGGATTTGTCGATTAAACACGTCAAAGTTAAGTTCTGATCCAACAGGAGCAAAGTAAGCGGCCACTTCCTTGAACTCGCCGGATAGCAAGTCCTTGTTTTCAAATTCCCATTCACCAAACTCTCGAGATGCTTCGAGTCCAGGGATCTGCGATTGACTCTTTGATCCAATGTACAAAGCCATCTCATTTCCAAACACGCTAAGGAATCTCTGGACAGCCGTGTCGTAGTTTTCCTCCTGCATTTTCTGGAACACTTTGGTCATTTCGTCAACGTAGATGTCAATGCCTTGAGCCTTAACCTTAAGTCCAACTTGTGGCGAGGTGGGTCCGAGGAACTGCTGAGCTGCGCGAAGAATTGTTATAGTTTGAGCATCACGCTTGGCGTCACTCTTCAGCTTCCTCAGGTCATCTTCCTTGGTGATGTCGTACTCTCCAGTTGCATAACGTGCGCGCAAGACTTCAATGTATGAGCTTGCAACCGTAGTGTTCATTTGGTCTTCGCTATTCGTAAAGTAGCTAGTCAAAACACCATACAGTTTTGTTGCAACTGGAGGGGCTGGGTTCAATGAAGTTAAAGCTTCAGATTTAGAAACCTTTCCATACGGCATCAGTACC